CCAAGCAAAGCAAACATTTAGACCAGATGCTACTCCAGGTTATCAACAAGCAACTTACACAAAAGGTCCTACAACACTTGATATTAAAGGTAGTCCAGAAACTGGCTTTACAAAATCTGCTAAATTTAGTGCAGGTGGGATGGATGTAAAACAAACACAGCGTTACAGTGGTCAAAAGCAAACTGATGCAAGTTTAAAAATGGGCAACGGCACAGTATATAAAGCAAAACTAACACAAAGTCAGTTTGAGGATGTGCAAGCAGCAATCCGTGAGCATGTTGCTAAACGTGTTCCATTTACAGAGTGTATGTTCCGTCCAGGCAGTGCAGCGTTCACAGAGTTCTATCGTCAAGTGCGCGAGTGCGCAGACAAACTAAACTTGGATTGGGAAGATCAAGAACTAATCGCTACAGACATTGGTGAGTGTATCATGGTCGAAGGTGAAATGGTAGCACTTGATGTACCTATGATTGAAGAAGAAGATATTAACGAAGCAGAGTACCAAGGACGCAAGGTAAAACTTAACAGTCCAAAGCGTGGCGGTAGTAAGAAGTTTTATGTGTATACAAAGAATAAAAAAGGCAATGTGATCAAAGTATCATGGGGCGACACAACTGGACTTAGCGTAAAAGCAAAAGACAGAGGCGCAGTTAAAAGTTTTGTAGCACGCCACAAGTGTAAAGAAAAGAATGACAAAACAAAAGCAGGTTATTGGGCGTGTCGTACACCACGCTACAAAAGCCTAGGAGTTAAAGGCGGACAATGGTGGTAAAACCTTACGAGGAAACCCAAGTCGCACCTAACATTAAACAAAGAACATTTCGAGAAGACGCAGATAACAGTGACCTTTGCTGGCACCGTGATGCTGAGGATCGTACAGTTCGTGTGTTAGAAGGTGCAGGATGGAGTCTACAGTTAGACAACAGTTTACCTATGGCACTAGTGCCTGGCAGAGATTACTTTATCCCTGAAGCAGTGTACCACAGACTTATCAAAGGCCGCAGTGATTTAACGGTTGAAATAACACAACACTTGTAGTATAATACATCTATGACATATACAGTATATCAACATTGGGATCCACTTGAAGTTTGTGTAGTGGGACAAGCATACCCACCTGAGTTTTACTCGTGGATTAAAGACAGCAACACTCGTAAAAAGTTTGAACAAGTAGCACAAGAAACAGAACAAGATTTTCAGACACTTATAACATTGTTAGAAAGTTTTGATGTTGAAGTACTGCGCCCTGGTATTCCAGATACCTTCGATGATTGCATGATAGACGGAGTCTGGGTTCCTCCACCAGTTACACCTAGAGATTATTTTATACAAATACACGATAAACTTTGGGTATGCACAGAGCCTAATGCAAATCATGCACACAATGCATTTAAGAAACAAAAAGCAAAAACTTGGAAAGAGTTTCAAGCACATGATCAAGCAAAGCATGACAGAAAACTCAAGTTTTATGCAGATATATTTAAACGCTGCAATGTACAAGAAACAACATGTAGTTATATTAGTGGATGCTTTGTGAGTCGAATAGGCAATGATTTATTCTTTGCTACTCAAACTATATTTGATGACTGGGATGCAATACGCAAGCAAGTAAACACTTTATTTCCTGATACAAAAAATCACATTGTGGATGCGCAAGGGCACGGCGATGCAGTGTATTGTCCAGTTAGTCCGGGACTTATTATCAGTATTGCTGATGAAGATTATAAAGATAGTTTTCCGAATTGGAAAATAGTACACTTGCCAGAAAGTGATTATGCAGCACACAAAATGTTTCAGTCGAGCATGAAGTTGAACGCAGGTAAATGGTATATTCCTGCGTTTGATGAAAATCCTCTCATAACAGAAACAGTAGATGCATATATGAATGAGTGGATTGGCGAAGCAAGCGAAACAGTATTCGGTGTAAACATATTAATAATCAATCCTACTAATGTTGTGCTTGCCGAATATAACAAACAAGCAGTAGATGCACTCGAACGTTGGGGCATTAAAGCACATATCATACCGTTTAGACACAAATATTTTTGGGATGCTGGCATACATTGTATAACAAATGATCTAAGCAGGAGAGGCGAGTGTCAACAATACCATTTTTAAGGCTTGACATAGTAGCATAATACATATATAATAGAGTAATAATCAACAAGGAGTAATCACATGAGTGACAGAGTTTTTTCGAGCGAAGACAAAGCAAAACTAACACAACTAGTAAATGAAGGCATCACTGTAATGCAGGAAGTTGACGATCTAAATGATGGTCTCAACGATACTATTAAAGCCATTGCAGAAGAAATGCAGATCAAACCAACAGTGCTTAAAAAAGCATTGCGCACAGCATACAAAGCAGACTTTGAGAAGCACAGTGACGAATACAGCGAGCTTGAGAACATCTTGGCTACTGTAGGCAAAATCTAAATGCAAAACATAAAGCAGTTTTGGATCAACAGTTATAAACTAAGTCCACTTGCATTTTACTGTGAAATGATAGAAGCAGTGTTTCTTATCAGTGCAAGTGCTATTCTTAGTTTTACTATCCTAGATCCCAACGGTTGGCATTTTGTTCCGCTATATCTTATAGGTAGCATGTTGGGTATCATTAGTGCTATAATAAGACAAGCAGCATTTGTCATTGTATTATGTAGTTGGTTTACAGCAATGAACTTGTATGCACTAGTACAACTAATAGGTGCCCTTTAATGAGTTATGTAGACGCATGGTTTGACAGAGACAACGATCGTATTCATGTTGTAGAGCGTGTAGATGGCAAGCGAGAGTATCGCGAATATCCTGCCAACTATGTGTTCTACTATGATGATCCACGTGGCAAATATAAGACTATCTATGACAAGCCTGTAAGTAGATTTAGTACACGCAACCGCAAAGAGTTTCAGCGTGAGCTAAAGATCCAAAGCGGCAATGGACTATGGGAAAGCGATATTAATCCTGTGTTCCGCTGTTTAGCAGACAACTATCTAAACGCAGATGCACCTAAACTACAAACTGCTTTTTTCGATATTGAGGTAGACTTCCACAAAGAAAAGGGCTATAGTAGTCCTGAGGATCCTTTCAATCCGATTACAGCAATTAGTATATACTTGGACTGGACAGATCAACTAGTCACACTGGCTATTCCGCCAAGTGGCATGACAATGGAAACTGCTACAGATTTGTGCAAGCGTTTCGACAACACATACTTGTTTACCAGTGAAGCAGAGATGCTTAAAGTGTTCTTGGACTTGCTAGAAGATGCAGACATTGTAAGTGGCTGGAACAGTGAAGGATATGATATTCCTTACACAGTAAACCGTATTACTCGTGTGCTTAGTAAAGATGACAACAGGCGTTGGTGCTTGTTTGGTCAACTGCCCAAGAAGCGCACATTTGAACGCTTTGGTAAAGAAAGTGTGACATTTGATCTAGTAGGGCGTGTACACTTGGACTATATGCAACTGTATCGCAAATACACCTACGAGGAGCGTCACAGTTATACACTAGACAGCATCGGTGAACATGAACTAGATGAACGCAAGGTTGCATATGAAGGTACACTGGATCAGTTATACAATCAAGACTTTGAAAAGTTCATTGACTATAATAGACAAGATACTGCACTCTTAAACAAACTGGATAAGAAACTGCGCTTTATTGACCTAAGTAATGTGTTGGCACATGAGAACACTGTGCTACTAATGACTACTATGGGTGCTGTTGCTGTGACAGAACAAGCAATTATCAATGACGCACATGCTCGTGGTATGGTTGTTCCCAATCGTAAAAACAGAGACGGCGAAAGCACAACAGCGGCAGGTGCGTATGTTGCATATCCCAAGAAGGGGTTGCATGACTGGATTGGTGCTATTGATATTAACAGTTTGTATCCTAGTGTAATTCGTGCGCTTAACATGGGTCCAGAAACTGTGGTAGGACAACTGCGTCAAACAATGACTGAACATGCAGTGCGCACACACATGGCAAATAAAAAGAGCTTTGCAGATGCATGGGAAGGCGAGTTTGGATCAAAAGAATACCAAGCAGTTATGAACATGGAGCGTGGCACAGAGATTACCATTGATTGGGAAAACGGTGACGAAGATACGCTGAGTGCATATGATGTATGGCGGCTTGTATTTGACAGCAATCAACCTTGGACTCTTAGTGCTAACGGTACTATCTTTACATATGAACGCAAAGGCATTATCCCTGCACTGCTTGAACGCTGGTATGCAGAGCGTAAAGATATGCAAAAAGAATTGAAAAAAGCAAAGGATGAAAAAGGTGATGTTGAATATTGGGATAAGCGACAATTGGTTAAGAAGATTAATCTCAATAGTTTATATGGTGCTATTCTTAATCCTGGGTGTCGTTTCTTTGACCATCGTATTGGGCAATCCACAACTCTTACTGGAAGGTGCATCTCCAAGCGAATGGCTGAAACAGTTAATGGTCTCCTTACAGGAAAGGAAGATCATGTAGGCGATGCTATTGTATATGGTGATACTGATTCAGTATACTTTAGTGCTTGGCCCATGATGCGAGAAGATGTTGAGGCTGGCAGGCAAGAGTGGACAAAAGAGATTGTTGCACAACTGTATGATGGTATTGCAGATCAGGTTAACTTAGAGTTTCCTGTGTTTATGGAACGAGCTTTTCATTGCCCAAGAGCTAACGGTGAGATCATTAAAGGCGGCAGAGAGATTGTTGCAACTAAAGGTTTGTATATTACTAAGAAGCGTTATGCAGCACTGATCTATGATTTAGAAGGTTTCCGTTTGGATACAGATGGCAAGCCAGGCAAAGTAAAAGCAATGGGATTAGATCTCAAGCGCAGTGATACGCCCAAGGTTATGCAGGACTTTATGAGCGAACTACTTCTGGATGTACTAACTGGTAGCCAGCGTGAAGAGATTATTGAAAAGATCAAAGAGTTTAAGAACAACTTCCACGAGCGTCCAGGCTGGGAAAAAGGCACACCCAAGCGTGTTAACAACTTGACCAAGTATGCAGCAGAAGAAAAGCGACTAGGCAAAGCAAACATGCCTGGGCATGTGAGAGCAGCAATGAACTGGAACAACATGCGTAAGATGAATGGCGACAAGTACAGCCAAGAGATTATGGATGGTGCTAAAACTATTGTGTGCAAACTTAAAAGCAATCCTCTAGGCTGGACTAGTATTGGCTATCCCACAGACGAAACACATTTGCCACAGTGGTTCAAAGACATGCCATTTGATGACAGTTTGATGGAAGCAACTATTGTTGATCAAAAGATTGACAACTTGCTCAGTGTTCTCAAATGGGATCTTAAAGGTGCAACACAAACTGCAAACACATTTGATGATTTATTCTCCTTTGAGTAATATACGCATATAAATACA